AAAGATGGTGCAGCAGCGATCCGATCACTTGGAACTGCAATTGATAGCACAGTATTTACAAATGCTGGCGCAGCAATTAACAAATCATTAGTTGATGCTGCTGGAGATTTAATTTATGGAACTGCTGACAACACAGTAGCGCGACTAGCACTTGGAACAGCAAGTCAAGTTTTAACTGTTAACTCTGGGGCGACTGCTCCTGAGTGGGCAACAGCTGCAAGTGGTGGAATGACTTTAATCAGCACAACATCTTTAAGCGGTGCTTCAGTAACTCTTTCATCAATTCCTCAAACATATAACCATTTACAACTTGTTATTTTTGGAGTAACTAATGCCACAGCAGATGGTAGTTTTAGAATTGCGCCAAATGGAGACACAACTTTATGCTTTCAACAATTTCTAAAAGGTGGAGATGATTTAGTTGAACAACAAACCGGAACTTATATCACTTTGACTAGCCCGTCAGGTGGTAATTTAATAGACAGAACAAATGCCAATAATGGATTTGTATTAGATATTTTTAATTATAAATCTTCTACTTCACGTAAAAATTTCAATTCTAATGGTTTTGGCAGAATAAATGCAACAAACAGTAGAGGCGCAACCATATTAAATGGGGTTTATGCCTCAGATACAGCCATTTCATCTTTAGTCATAAGTAATAGCGGTGGAAATTTATCAACAGGAACAGTCCTACTTTACGGAGTCAAATAATGAGCAAACCAATTATAAGAATTCACAATGTTGAAACGGATGAAGTAATAGATCGTGAGATGACTGCTGCTGAGTTTAAGATTTATGAAACAAATAAAGAAGTTGAAGCAGCCAAGCAAGCCGAAGCCGAATCAAAGGCTGCCGAAAAACAAGCATTACTTGACAGACTTGGCATTACTGCTGACGAAGCAAAATTGCTACTTGGCTAATGAAGCCATTTTTGTCTAAAGCTGCCGAAACATTACGCGACCAAATAAATGGAGCGTTTGTGGGTAGGAGCAGGAAAGCTGATGGATGGATCGGCGATAATAAGCACGCATCTAGAAAATCCGATCACAACCCAAGATCTAACGGAGAAGTTTGCGCGATCGACATTGACGCTGGCTTATCTGACCAACAAGGGATTAGTTATGATTTGGCAGATCAGCTTCGACTCGCAGCAAAAAAAGATAAGCGTATATCTTACATAATCTTTAGTAAGAAAATCTGCTCAAGTAAATCATTATGGCGATGGGTCAAATATCGCGGCATTAACCCACATGATAAGCACATCCATATCTCTTTCAAACCCAATCAAAATGGCAAGAAGTTCGATATCCCACTACTGAAAGGCAATTAATGAAACTATCTAAAAAACACAAAGCAGCAATTAAGTCATATTTGAGAGCTGTGGCAGCTAGTGGAATCACAGTAGCCTTAGCAATAGTGGCTGACATTCATCCAGCCTATGCAACTATGCTTGGTGCAATTGTTGCGCCTATTGCCAAAGCGTTAGATCCAAAGTCAGGGAGCGAAGCTGATTATGGAATCAATGCGTCATGACCGCAAACGAATGGGTTGGCATAGCCGTTGGAGTAAGCGCCGTATCTACAAGTTTATTACTGGGTCTGCGTTGGGTTATTAAATCTTATTTACAAGAATTGAAGCCAAATTCTGGCAGTTCAATAAAAGATCAAATTACTAGACTTGAAGCGCGTGTTGATGATCTGTTCGTCTTAATTAGTAAGCGATAATTTCTGCTATGGCGAACACACGAAAACGCACACCACGCAAAAAGGTTAATCGGAGAGTAGTTCGCCAAACTCCTGAACCATTATCAAAATTAGATCAATTCTATATTGCCAAACATGAAATGTTTAGAGCTGCACGCAAGGCTGGATTTAATGAATCCTGTGCGCTTTACCTAATGGATAATCCTGAATCAATGCCCGACTGGATCGTGGGCGATAAAGGAATAATCCCAACTATCCCAACTCCAGATGAGGATGACGATTAAGCGATACTTAGTAATAAGTGATTTGCAAATTCCATACCACCATGAAGCAGCTGTAAAGAATGTCATTAAACTGGCAAGGCGTGAAAAGTTTGACAGCGTTTTATGTGTTGGCGATGAGATCGACTTTCAAACCATTTCTCGATGGGCTGAGAAAACACCTTTGGCTTATCAACAGACCCTTGATGCAGATCGTAAAGCTACTCAAGACATTCTTTGGGCATTAACTGAAAATGCTAAAGAAGCTCATATTGTCAGATCAAATCACACAGATCGCTTATACAACACACTCTTAAAAGTGCCGGGCTTAATCAGCCTACCTGAATTGCAATATGCCAAGTTTATGGATTTCGATAGTTTAGGCATTACTTTCCACAAATCATTTTTTGAATTTGAGAAGGGCTGGTTGCTCGGGCATGGGGATGAAGGAAACTCTAATCCTAATGCTGGCTTAACTGCCTTAAATCTTGCCAAAAAGGTGGGTAAGAGCGTTTTAATTGGGCATACCCATAAGTTGGGTCTATCTTCGTTTTCTGAGGGCTTAGGAGGGCAATACAGGACGATTTACGGTATAGAATCCGGCAACTTAATGAACAAGGCTAAGGCTAGTTACACAAAAGGCATCGCAAATTGGCAAATGGGCATAGTTATTTTAGACTGGAATGGCAAAAATATGACCCCAACGCTTATTCCTATCAATAAAGACGGATCATTTACAGCTCTTGGAAAGTCTTATGGGGCGTGAAACCGATTATCACGAACGCACGATTGATGACCATATCGATGATCTTGAGGATCTTGGCGTTATCTAATCGTTATAAAACACGCCGTAAGTGAATAACCAACTGTCCTTGCTTTAAGTCATACTTTCTGTATCAGGCAACCGCTTGATATTAGGGAGCGAAATGGAAATAGTAGGATACGGATTTATCATAGGCTGTTTAATTGGAGCAGCTTTATATTTTTGGGATGAACACCGAAAGTCAGAAATTTACGATAATGGCTATTATGCCGGTAGAGCTGCTGGATGGAAGTCTTGCATAGATCATCAAGCCAAAATCCAAAAACTTAAATTAGAGCAGGTTTTTGATTATGACAAAAACTGAGGATCTGTTAAATGAAGTCATTGCTACGATCCAAGAGCGCGGAAGTGTCTATGGACATCCGTACTATAATCACAAAAGAATTGCTGGATTGTGGAGTGCATATCTTGATTTCCCAATCACACCACACCAAGCTGCTTTATGTATGGCGTTGGTCAAGGTTTCTAGGCTTACTGAAACTCCAGATCATTACGACTCAGTTAAAGACTTTATCGCCTACGGAGCTATCTATCGGAATGTGCTCGAAGCAGTCCAAGACCAAGATTTTGAATGGAAGGAATAACTAATGGGTTTCAACTTAGAAGATTATGAAGATGTGGCAACTTTGAACAAATGGTTTCAAGGAAATTTCCCGATGGGGTCTTTGCGCATCATCAAGCAAGAGCATCACATTATGACCGATAAAGATGGCAACATATTGGATGAGATATTTGTAGTCCAAACAGGTGCATTTAGAGATGCTAACGATCCTCAACCTGCAATTACCAATGTGGCGAGAGGTAGGCAAAGTGAGTATCCAAAACACATGGCAAGATTCTTTGCCGAGGATGTAACGACAAGCAGCTATGGAAGGTCGATAGCATTACTCAAGGCGACTGATAAGACTGCAACTAAGGATGACATGAAAAGGGTCGAAACATCAGAGCCAAATCAATACGAAAAGAAATTACAAGAAAGGCGATATGGAGCGCCGGGCACTAAATCAGCAGCAATTGAGGATGCACTTAGAGCTTCATTTGCAGTAGAGAACAAAGTCGATGATCCGCAACAATGGTCTTTATCTGAAGCTGTTGATGCGATTGGTAAATCAACACCAAATCCACCGCCTGAGTGTGAACATGGCATGATTCTTAAACAGGGTGTGAGCAAGGGCGGAAAACCATACTATGGATATGTTTGCAAAGGATCTAATAAAGAGCACGCTATCTGGGCAAAGATGACTGCCAATGGTAATTGGTTCTTTCAAGGTGGTGAGTGATGGGATACATAGCCTTTATTAATGGCAAAGGATTACAAGTTGTTTTGGATGATAATGGTGTTCATCTTGAGGAATCAATTATCAAATGCGAAGCGTGCGATGATGATAGAGTCTTTAAGGATGGCACATGCTTTAGATGCCATGAATTGATTAATCGTGACTAGTTTTAAATGTAATGGCTGCGCTCGCAAGACTGAGTTTCTATGGCTTGATGCAATTGACATGCCAGATGGATTTAAGGTCTATCAATGTATGGATTGCGGATGCGTAGGCGTTAAGAATATAACTGAGCAGATAGATCGAATACCGGACACAAAGATAAGCAGGTGTCAAAGTTGCGGGGCTTGGCAGTTCGAAGCTAAACCCTGTCATACTTGCTTATTGATTGGAGAATATGATGCCAACATATGAATACAGCTGTAAAGAATGCGGCACTTATGGATCAGTCCATCGAACCTACAAAGAGGATGATGGCGGTATGAATTGTCCTAAGTGTGGGCTAGACATGAACAGAATTTACTCAACAGTAGGGTTAATCTTTAAGGGCGAAGGATGGGCTGGTAAAAGCAAATGAGTGAAGCAGGTTACTCTGACACTTGGTTAGATGAGGATGATTACAGAATAGTGACATGCCGTCTGACCTGCGGTTATGCTAGATGATTTGGAGTCATATGATACGCTCTAGGCAAGTATTTGCCCTAAAGGCAAAAACGCGAGCCCGTAAGGCTCAGCTCG